TACTTGACCGGGTGCTTTTTGATCATCTGGTTGAGTTGATACACCACCCAGGAAGTTTGGTATTTGTTGAGTGATGTTAGCCATTAATAACGTGAAAGTGCTGTATAAGGTTGATAGCTGGTATAGAAGTTGCCACCTTCAGGGTGTCCAAAGAAAGTAAAGTCACCTTGATTACAATCAAATTCCAAGGCAGCAATCTTACGTTCAGTTTCCGCCTGCTTAAGAATTTGGTATTGGCCCATATCACCAGTCAAACGATTGGAGAATGCTGCAGAAGCTCTAGCCAAAACATAATCTTGAATAGGCTTAGGTAGGTGTATATATTCGTATTGTCTAACTAGATCACATTCAGGATTGTAATCCCAGCTATAAGTATGATTTTGTCTGTCATACAAATAATAGCCAGCAGGACTAACAGTTGCATCATATCTAATGACTGAGTCATGACCTGCATTATTAAAATTATCGGAAAGATCAACAAAGGTAATATCAGAGGCAATAGCAATACGAGTCTCTGAACCTACATTAACTCTTGAAAGTTCAACATGATATTCTTTGTTAAATGTCCAGCCTTCAGCCTGTACCTCGCGTGACGTACGAGTCAACGTATCAAAGGCAAGTGCAACGTCCGGGTTGGTTGCTTGAAGTTGGTTAACAGGTGCTTGGCCGACAGCTGCAAGCATCTCATTAACTGCGTCTAATTGTTCTGTAGTTGGGTTATTAGGAATAGTAGCCATACGAGATACTTGTAGATAAAAAAAAAGGGACCCAAATGGATCCCTTGTGTATAAATAAAATCAGAATGCAGAAGGAGCAGAGTTAGTCACATACAGCTCAACAGCAGCTGCAGGGTTCAGATAATCTGCCCCGCAAGCTAAGCGGCCGAGCATCACATCGCCTTGATAGACAACGGACACGTCCCCACTGGTGACTTGCACCTGGGGACCAATAGCTTCGACCATACCGGCTGCTTCCTTTTGGAAGATCAGACCGCAGGACTTATCACCAACTTCAGCAGCAGTACCATAGTTGTTATGGATACCTGTAGAAGTGTCGTCATAATTGTCGTCTGCAGTCAGTGCTTCAGCAACAAAAGAACCAGTGTTGCTAGGAGCGGTCACACCAGTAGTACCACCGTACTTAGTACCATAGTTACCCAAGAACGGGATGTTCATGGACTTGTAAATCTTGATACCAGCAATTTCAATGATGCCTTGGCCGGACTGCAGTGCAGCACCTTGAGCATCACGGTTCACCAAACCATTTGCATTAACAGCTTGAATTAGCTCGTAGTACTGACGGGGGTTTAGAACAGCAACACGGCCATCAGAAGATACACCCTTCTCATCTAGCGCAGCGGCTGCATCATAGAAGGCTGAAACAAGATGAGTAGAACTGTAAGCATCGGCTTCTGAACCAGAACCCGAACCTACTTGGATTTGAGTACCACCAGGCTCAACAAAGTTAGCCTTGGTGATAGGAGATGCTTTACGTGCACCACGTGCAATAGCACGGAATGCAAGGCGGTCATATTTCTCAGCCAGTGCATATCCGATCTTACGTGAGATCTCAGATCTCAAATCGTAATGCGAAAGTACTTCGTCTAAATTGTAAACGAAGGCGCTAGAAATCAAAAGATCATCACATGTAATGGTCTTTTCTGCCACGGGCGGAGCACCATCGGAGTTGCCAAGAATGCTGTTGCCAGGTGTATGGAACTCACTTTTTGTACGTCCCGTGTAGATAAATTGAAGAGAGCGGCCATTCTTCAATGTACGCTTCATGATCATATCACGAGCGATTGTATTATTTTGGAAGCCTTTGAACATCTCTCCACTAAAGAGCCGCAAGTAGAGAGCGCGGGCATCACCCGCACTATTAGCCTGACCCGGCCGTGTAAGGCTCGTGGTCAGCGTAGAATTTTGTTGTGCCATTTCTATGGGTAATTAAATATAAACAGAACTAAGATCTTAGAATTTTTTGTGGTCTATTCCCACCGTCTAGACGGCAAAGGGTATCCGCGTACGGGCCAATGCCAATGCAAAGGAGGTCCGACTCTGAGGTGCCTCCTTTACTATCACTCCTCTTCAGAAGTTTCTTCTACAGAACAAGGTTCGGTTGATTCATCCTTGTCTTCTTTTTTTTCAGGCTCTGGAGCATAGCTCGTTACATAAGCCTTAAGAACATTAGATTGTTGTGCCATTAAAATTCAATATCAGAACTTTCTAGTTTTTTGATAACATCCGAACGATAAGCAGGATCATTGTCATACCTTGGATCAGACATAGCAGAAATCAATTCCTGCTGACTACGGAACCCACGGTTCGCTTCGTTAGGTGCTGACTTACCTGTCAACAACTGACCATCAGAACCGACTGCTTCTTTGTACTGTGCAACGAGAGCTTTGACAGCAAACAATACTGCTGCTGGATCGCCACCCTCCATCACACTGTCATACATCTGAATTTCTTTGGCATTGATATTACTTGATGCCCAATTAATCATTTGACTATAGCCATCAGAACCACCAGCTAATCCATGCAAATACTCAATATCTGCTTCTGTTAGAGATTTGGGCTTAGGCTTCTCTTCTTCTTTTTTATCGACAGGTTCTTCGGATTCAGTAGGCTCATCTTCAGCCTCACCTACTTCCTGTTCTTCTTCATTATTTTGAACACCAAGTTTTTGTTGAAGTTCAAGATAAGCTTTTTCTAAATCACTAGCAGATTTATATTTACCTGCAAGAAGCTGATTTTGTTCAGCCTCCATCTGCTCACCAACGGCTAAAGAATCCTGCTCAGATTCATTCAACTCAGTTGGCACAGGTTCCTGATACGAAAGGGTTTCACTCATTGGGTAGATTATTGTTGTTGATCAGCTGCCATTGCTGCACGTTGTTGGTCAACTTGAGCAAACCGGCTAGCTTGTTGTGCAAGAGCCATCTCTTTATCTTGTTGAACTTGCTGTTGTTCGGATTGCTGAATCTCTTGCATACTGCGTACAAGATTCAACACATCAATACCTTGTGCTGCAGCCAGACGCTTAATGACTTCTTCTGGATTGATGAAGTTCATAATTGCTTCTGGACCCATGGTCTGAGCAATTGTTTGCATAAACATCTGCAAACTTTCACGGTCTTGACCACGTCCTAAGGCACTGACACCAGCAACGATGGTTGGTCTAACAATACGTTTAGGTAACTTGGGAATTTCACCAGCCTTCTGAAGAACGCTGAGTTTACGATTAAGATAAGGAACAAGAAACTCAACAGTCAAAAGACTGAACAGTCCTCCAAGCTGTTGTTCCAATTCCATTTGAGTCATACGTACTTCCTCAGCAGTTGTACGTTCTGATTGTCTAACAGTAAGCACAAGAAAAGCTTCTGACAATCGACGTTCAAATTGTTGGATCATATTGTATGCAGTAGCAAAGTCGGCTGTTTTACCAACTTGGACTACACCAATATCATCAGGTCTTCCCTGAATAATTGCTCCGTTACCTGCCTTAGCAAGAGTTGCAGGTTTAGTAGTACTAGAAGGTGACACAGTAAAGACAACTTTAGCTGCAGCTGCAGAGCCTTCGATCACTGCTTGAGACAATGCCTCTAACGATTTAAGATCACCAAGGAACTCTTCAACTCTGCCCCTACCGTAGGCTTCATCATCTACAGAATTAAATCTAAGAGGAAGCCAAGGGTTTGTATCTAAAGGTGACTTACCTTGAGAGCCAGGGATGATTTGATCATAAACTTCTTGGTGCCAGACAAACCGATTGTTATCACGTTTGATGTGAGTGTACACATCGCATGTGTCGTTAGGTCCGCTGTAATCATCATCAGTAGTCTCAGGTTCTTTTAGCTTTACTGACTCAGGTAAAAGCTGTTTACTGATATTTTCTTTGGTGACTATTTCAATAACATTACCGAGACCATCCCTATCTACAACATAACGATTAATTGGGTAAAGTTTAAGTTTCTCCTTATCCATGTAGATCAGAGCGTTACCTCCTACAACCAAGTGCTTCAATGCTTGATGGACAACTACACGATCATCAGAAGCAGCGATTGATTCCATCATGGTCCGTTCAATCTTTGCAAATGACAAGTCAAGTTCTGACTTAATGCGAGGATCTAACTCACCAGATAGTATCGTTGTTTCGTCAATCTGTAGTTTAAAGAAGCTGGTTTGTGGTGGTAAAAGGGCAAGCATCAACTTCGAAGCCAACGTAGTCACGCCTTTGGCTCCGACTGATTGCCAAGGACATATCAGCTTTTTATGTGATGATGTGTCACCGTCACGCTTTACAAGATAAGGAAGAGTTAACTCAGCACATTGAAGCGCTTGCTGAAGGAATTGATCTCGTTCGCTACTTAAATAATCATATCTAGTTTTAGCAGTCATTTAGTTAATTGTTAGTTTTGATTTTCCAGCGGCTACCAGTGAACTACGCCTTGATTGACTAGAAGTTGGAACGGATTGTGTATCTCTAATAAGCTGCAACCTTGCATTGTCACTAGACTCTAAAAGATCACTAAAACTATCCGACTTTATTTCTTTGGGATATTCAGAATCAGTAGCTTTATAATTACCGTTTTTATCTACAGTTAATCTTTTAAGCAACCCATTTTCAGTTGTTTCTACTTCAGTCAATTTACCATTGATCCTAGCCTTTGTAACCTTACCTCCATTAGTCAAGCCGCGCTCTGCGTATTCTTCTATAGTTGATTCATCTCTAAATGTATTAGCATCATAGTCAAAACGTTGCGGCTTATATTCTTTAAATTTGACAGTTCCATCCTTCTTTACTTTGTCTACAAAGCTTAGTTTAGATGGGTCATAGTTTTCAATTGAAGCTTCGTAGTCTACTAGCTTAATATCTTTATATACGCTACCATCGTAACGATGACCGGGTAGGTTACCAATTTTTTTATACTGCTCACGTTTACCATCAGGAGTAAAAGTTTCGTAGGCAATTCCAGTCTCAGGATCAAAGTAAGTACCTTCTGGATATTCACCTTCACTAACACCTGTCTGACTTACTGTTCCAGGTTCCTGTTGTACTGGTTGGGTTTCCCCTTCAAGTTTGATTTTAAGTTGTTTTCTATTACTAGAGTAAGCAGCTTTCGCTGCTTTTTTACTGCCATACTGCTCAATAAGATTACTCAACTCTTCAGGAGTAAGCTTTGAAAACTTTTTAGGAAGTTCAGCCATCGTTGTTGTCCAAACGGTTTACTAGCCACTCAACAACAGAACGTTGTCCAGAGCGGTACATGATCTTTTCAATTGAATCTTCTGGTGCAGGAGTGACCGGTGGAAAGCGGCTCTCCATTTCAGTTAGTACAGCTCGGGCTTCCATTCCGAAGACCTCAAGCATATTGGGGGAGGTTAACATTACTGTGTTCAAAAAAAGCGGGCATACGTCCTGATTTAGTAGCTGAGAATTGTGGTGCTTTACCCTGATACATCAGGTTGTCACTAGACTCAAGCCAGAACTGTTTATCTAGGTAGCGGACATCACTCTTACCAAGCGGTTGCATAACCCAGTTAATAGTTGCCTTCCTAAGTTTATCTAGTGAAGCAGATGGCTTGAGTTCAAGTTCAGTACATACAAGTGAATTAGCCGCAACATGAATTTGTTCATCTCGCGACACATCGGCACTAGTCGTTCTCATCGCCGCGTCACCATTCCATCTAAAAAATGGTAACAACACAAAGAAGATTGCACGTTCAGCTACCATTGCTTTAAGTACAGTATGATCTGGATGTGCTACCCAAGCTTCTCTAAGTTTAAGTGCTTCAGCTTCAGCTTTAGAATCAGTACCATAAGCGTCAGCTATATAGCCCAAGGCTAGATCATGATTCTCTTCGTCAGTAACATTACTAAGCAACAACTCACGTGCTGCTGCTGGTATTTCTTTGCTTAAGGCATCAGTTATAAAATCTCCCACAGGCAGTTCCATGTGTCGCAATGCAAGTGCACGGTGGATCGTCTCCTCCGCACCTTCTCTGCAAATACCTGCAGCAGGTTTCACCGGTGTCCATTTGCGCTTCCGCGCCATTAGTTTTTCGTAGGGGTTCATTCTTGACAGTCACATTGAGGTTCTAAATCGAATTTGTTTACATTATCTTCAAAGAGGTCAGCAAGATAATCATCTATATCTGCATCGTTAAGTGCAGCATAAGCATCAGACTTATCTTGTACATCGCCCATTACTTGAAGAGAATAGTAAAGGGAAGTCTGGGGCGATTCCAACCACTCTTCGATAAAAGCCTCATCCATGGTGACCATATCTGACCACCAGTTCTGGGAGTAACCGTGAAGAAGTCCAGTCCTATCCAACATTATCATTATGTTATCGGATACTTTCTTAAATGCCTCCCATCCGACTTCAGAGGCAATTTCTACGTCACCGTAGTCATATGTTTGTACACCAAATGTCCCACTATCTCTATCAACAGTACGTGCAATAGGTGGAGCAATCTCAGGGGTTGAGGTGTAACCATCAAGACCCTGTGAGCGGTAGCTACAAGACGCTGTAGGAGCGATTGCAAACGCTCTGACCATATTGTGTGTGCGGGCAACTCCGGCGGCTGCTTTGATGCCTGCACCCATTTTGCTAGCAAGCTCAAACGCAGGAGATGCTTTTAGCTCACCACGGTTGTATTGCTCTAATGCTGTACCGAATTGCTTGTAGGTTATTCCGTATCTACGAAGTAATCCGGCAAGTCCCAGCATACCGAGTCCGACCTGTCGGTCTGTTTCTGACGGTAGGTATTCTCCGCTATCTCCGACGCCAGTACGAGCGTGAAGGGTACACAATTCCTGCATACCTTGAACGAAAGCGTCATAGATTGTGTCGAACTCACACGCAGAGAGGTTGATATGTTCGAGCAAGCACGTTCCACGTGAGCGCAGGTAAACTTCAAGGCAGACATTGCCATAAATTCGTTCTCCTTCATTGTCGTATTTAACTTTGTTGAGCCAAATATCCCCACGTTTGATACCTTCTAACAGAGAGGTACGTGTAAGGATATCCATGTTTTCCCACCACTCATCAGTGATGTCTACACAACGTTTGACCCAAGGAAGTTGTTCACGTGGTGTAGTAATAAATTCATCGATGTCATCGTGATCCGCGTCACAATGGAGAACTATCGCACCGTTCTTGTATTTTCCGCCCCTCCTTAAAGTTTCGTTGAGTGCGCTATATATTCGTCCAAACGAAACAGGACCTGAAGCAACAAGTCCTTTGCCATTATCGCTTCCTTTTGGTCGTAGTTTTGAAAGGTGGATCGCGCATCCAGCGCCATTACGGAGTGCATGAGAGGCGAAACGCCAGGAGCTTTCGATACCATTAGGACCCTCCATTGAGTCGTCAACAACAAAAACTGTGCAGGACACCGGCAAGCGTCCTTCAGGATCATCCATCCAGGATTGCACCCTTCCGGTGCGTGAAATAAGATTAGGCATTTACTAGATCTTTCAAATTAGGTGGTTGGTAGTTAGGTCCTTTTAAGACCTTGCCGTCAGCTCGACGGATAGGTTTACCATCTAATCCAAG